TGTAATCTTTTATGAATAGCTGATAACACTTTGCTTGATTTTTCCATCAAGGCTAGTGTGGTTCCAACAGGCGCTTGAGAGTTACCTTCGCCAATATTTGAATCTGCTATTGAAGCAAATTTTTGCCCTGACTGTACTAACAATCCTAGTAATTGTAATAAAGTACCGCTAGGCTCTTTAAAAGGTAATGGTTGTATTGCATCTCGAAGCGAACCTGCTGGAGCATCGACGTCCCTAAACTCACCAGGCTGTATTGGAGTATCTTCGTCTCTAATTCTAATACCTCTAGTTTTAAAACCAGCGGGTAAATTAGCTAGAGTACCAGCATCTATAAGCTGTCTTAATATAGATGTAGATGCTTTAGATAGACCACCAATCATGTGTGTAAGACCAAATCCATAGAAACCTAAACCTGGCAAGAATTTAAAATGCACAAAGTATTCGGTCTTCTTCTTCATTGGGTCTTCTTCTTTGAAGTTACGCCTAATAGATAATATGTTTTCACTATTAGAGTCTATAGTTACTATGTAAGGTAACTTAACTCCGCTAGGCTCACCGTCTTGGCCTATATCTTCAAAGCCTTCTAAGTCTAAATTACAATGAACTTCATAGAGAACAGCTACATCGCCATCGTCATAACTAGGTTCCATACCTTCTAGTTTTTCTTTTTCTGATTTTATGTCTGAAGAAAGATTAACATTGCCTCCAGACTCTACATCTACGTTTCTGTAAAAGCCAATAGACTGTAATTTCTTTACATCATTTTCTGGCATCTTAACAACGTGAGTAATTCTGGAACAACTCTCTAAATCAGTTGTGTAATAAGGGACGATTAAATCTTCTGGGGCTACAAACTTTGATACAGGTCTTCCTAATGTTTCATCGTAGTAGACTTTTTTAAATGCAGAACCAGCAAGCGGAAGATAGAAAAGCATTTGATCTAGCTCTTCGTCGTATTCTTCCATTACATGAAGAATCTGATAATTCATAAATTCTTTAACTCTTTGTGCTTGTTGTTCTACAACCATGTCATAGGCACCAATAACTTGCGTCTTGACTGGGCCTCCTGCTGGTAGTAATTCTTTATATGCTTGTGCTTGGAACTGGGTTACTGATTCTCCTAAAAGAGGATGAACAACACCACTAGCTCCTGCAAAAGGTTCTGATCTGTTTTCATCAAACTTCATGCCTAAATATTTAAGGCCATCGGTGTAAGTTTTTTCCCAATCTTCTCTAGAGGACTTATCGTTTTCAATGCCACCTACTAGTTCTATATAGATACTAGATAGCTCTTGCTCTGAAATAGTTTCAGCTAAATTTTCTCCAAAGCCTACTTCATCCATTGGAGCTTCTTCTGGTCCTAGTATTGCAGAACCATCTTCTTGCATTTGGATGTTTTCCTCACCCTCGCCCATAGCTTCTAATACTTCAATAATTTCAGAATCTAAAGAATCTGCATCTTGAGTTGTGGTTGTATCTATTATATCTTCTGGAGCTTGTCTTTCTATTGCCATTTTATAATCTCATCAATAATATCTTCTAATAGTTCTTTGTCTTTCCTGATCTTCATAGTCACTCGCTAAAGAGACAAATCCACCTTCACGAAAACGCATTAGGGCTTGAGTCATAGTATCGCATAAATCATCGTTAGCACCAAATGGAAAAGAAGCACATTCTTCTATCATATCTTCGGCAAAAGCTTTTTCGGGTGCATATACCATTCCTGACTCAAATATAGGGGCAACAGAGTGCATTCTAGAGTGTTTATCATGGCCTCTAGTTGGCGAGTAATTAACCACAGGAATACCCATTCGCCGTAGTTCTTGGGTAAGCGGAGTACCAGATGCTTTAGCTTCTATTAATACCATGTCGCATTCCCAATAACTATACTCACGCATAGCAACTTCTTTTAACTCTGGGAAATCCCAACGGCCTTTTTGACAGTCTAATAGTATTAAACATTCTGGCTCATCTTCAGAGGGTTTAAATACACCCCAAGTAGATATAGCAGAAAAGTCAGCAGTCTGGCTTTTAGAAAACGCAGTATCGTAAGACTGCATAATGTATTTAACAGGAGGTATTGTTTTATGTTTCCAACGCTTCCACCACTCTCTTTTAATAATGGCCCCTTCTTCAGCAGTAGGATTCTGCATCCACTGAGCATTCCATTTAATTCCAGGAATAGAAGATTTAACTTTTAATAATTCGTCTTTAGGCCAGAACTCAGGCCATAAAGGATTGTCTGTTTCTGGGAAGATAGCAGGAAACTCTATCATCTCCCATTGATCTGCCATAGGTTCTTTCTGAGAATCTAGTAGCTTGGCTGTTAAGTCTATAGCAGACCAACGAGTCATAACTAATACTATAGCTCCACCAGGCTGCAAACGCTGTCTAGGTCCAGAGGTATACCATTCCCAAGCGGACTCTAGGGCATTAGGGCTAAGGGCGTCTTGTTCTGAATGAGGGTCATCAATAATAAGTAAATCCGCACCCCTACCAGTAACAGCACCACCAACACCAGCCGCAAAATATTCTCCGCCTTTGTTAGTCTCCCAACGACCAGCCGATTTGTTATCTGCTTGTAATTTAACTTGTGGAAAAACATCCTTGTATTCTTTTTGGTCCATTAAGTTTCTGACCTTACGACCGAATCTTACTGCTAGTTCCCCTGTATGGGTTGTTTGCATAATCTTCATCTTAGGCTTCTTGCCCATAATAAACGATGGAAAGAAAGTAGATGCAAATTCTGATTTAGTATGACGAGGAGGCATGTTAACGATCAAACGTTTAATCTCGCCTGATGCTACTTTATCAAGCTTATCTGCAAATATCTTATGATGACGGCCACAAATAAATTCTGGCCACATATGTTCCACGTAGGACAAAAAGTTATTTTGGCATTTGTCTTGAGTTTCAAAAGTGTCAAGCTTTTCTTTGAGCATCAAAGCTTCTTTAAGCTCTGTCTCAGTTAACTTTGAGAAGTTCATTTATTTGTTAATAATCTTATCTTTGATATTGTTGATACTGATTGCTCATACCACTAGCGCCTTGAGCTAGTTGTGCATTTTGAAAATTTTGTTGTGGCTGGACAGAAGGATAACCCATTTTTCCAAAGCCTAAACTTTCTGGTCCTTTAGTTTGCATTTCAGGTGGCATTATAGCCCTATCGTTTGTTGGTCTTTGATTAGGTTCATCAATATACTTAAAAGACCTTCCTGGGTCAGTTGGTATACTTATAGGTTTAAGATTACCAAAACCAGGTGCAGGTTCAGGCATTGGTCTTTGAATTGGTCTATTATATCCACCGCCTATCCCACCGTAACTAGGAGGTCTTTGATTAAATCCACCACCGTAGCCACCGCCATAACTAGGAGGTCTTTGGCCGAAGCCACCTCCCATACCGCCACCAAAGCCACCGCCGTTGTATCCACCACCTACATTGCCCATACCACCGCCGAAACCGCCGCCACCCATTCCTGGATAACCGCCTCCGCCGAACCTAGGGGGTTGCATTCCATAACCGCCACCGAATTGAGGTCTCTGACCGTATCCGCCTCCCATTCCTGGGAACATACCGCCTAATCCACCACCGCCAAACATAGGAGGTTGCTGTCTGAATCCGCCACCGAATCCTCCACCCATTCCTCCGCCGTAGCCTCCTCCGAATCCACCGCCCATACCACCGCCGAATTGTGGGGGTCTACCGTAGCCGCCACGCATACCGCCGCCGCCAAAGCCTCCACCAAATCCGCCTCTATTTCCGTAAGGGTTTCCAAAGCCGCCACCGCCTCCAAACTGAGGTGGTTGTTGTCTAAATCCTCCACCGCCGCCGTAAGGATTGCCATAGCCGCCTCTGTTACCAAAGCCGCCTCTATTAGCATTCATTCCGCCGCCAAATGGATTAGGCATTGAGCCTATACCGCCTTGATTCCTATCTTGCTGTCCGCCTTGATTTATTGGATATAGTCTAGCCATATTGTCTGTTATTCTTTGATTGCCGACTGCTCCAGGACGTATGGGACCTCTTTGTTGAGGAAGTCTAGACTCCATATCTTGCATTTGTCCTTGCTGTCCTGTATACGGCATAGGAGCTTGTTGTCTATTAAACTGGTTATTAAGAAAACCCATTACATCATACCTTGCAATTGTTGGTCTATGCCTTCAGGAGCTTGTCCTGACTGAGCTTGTAAAACCATTTGCATTAAGCTATCAATGTCTTCATCGTCTAAGCCTTGTTCTTTTAAGAAAGCAACAATGTCTTTCTCGCCTAAACCTTCAGCTATTAATTGCTGGACTACAGCAACAAGTTGTTGAATCATTTGCATTTCTTTTTCAGCAACGCCAACTTCAGCCATTGCTTGTTCTTCTGTCATTTCCATGCCTTCAAGCTCGTCGTCTATTGCTTCGCCGCCATTTTTATAATCTTGTGCAGCTCGATCTTTAGCTAGTAATTCAGAGTGTGCAGTATACATATTAGCCATATTAGGACTTGGCTGGTAGTTCATTCCTTGGCTTTTCATTCTTTTTACTGTGTCCATAAATATACCCTGTTCGCCACCCATAATTAAACCATGCTCAAACATTTGTTTTTGCTCTGCTGTAAGCTCGTTTGGTAAATTAGGATTTTTTTGCATATCTCTTAAAACTTGAAATGCAAATTTTTCATTTTCAGAATTTCTAACACTTATATCAAAAGGTGCGCCACCCCCTGCATATACGCCTCTACCTTTAAGAATATCAGCTTGAGTAATTTGTCCGTCACCTGTTAAGTCTGGGAAAGGTGTACCGCCAGATGCCATCATCTGTCTTTGTTGCATCATCATGGCTTCGTACTCTTGATGATTTGAACCAGGCATCGGTGTTCCGTCTGGCATCATGTGTTGACTAGAAGCTTCGCCGCCCATGTTCATGCTTGCTCTATCTAGTTCCATTTGTCGATCGCCTGCTTGTGACTTCATGCCAATTATTATGTCTTGTAATTTTTCTATTTGATTATTGATAGCATCTGCACGTTGTTGATCTCCGCTTCTAGCAGCTACCTGATATTCTTCCATTAAATTTTTCATCTCTGCTTCTATAGCAAAGATTTGTTCTTCTTGTGATCTTTCTTGCATTTTAGGCTCGTTACCTAACATATTATTTATATTCATAATCTATCCTTTATTATCTTCTTCCCATTCTAGCAAGTTTTTTACCAAGAAATCTACCTATTCCGTCAGTTCTTGGATTCATCTTAGGTTTTTGCGCTATAGACATAAAATCATCACGCTTTGTTTTTATTGGAGGAAGTTTAGCTATAACAGGTTTTTTAGGAAGTTCAGCCACAAAAGGTCTTCTAGGAATAACAGGTGCTTCTATAAACTTATCTTCAAGCATCCCGTCATTTCCACCAACTCCGCCTATAGACATAAAATCATCTCTAGGATTTTTTTGTGGTGGTAGTTTTACAATGCCATTGCCCATACTATCAATCATATCCTGTACACCATCATTAGTTATAGCAGGAACTCCTGTTGCTAGACTATTTTGTACAGTATCTATTACTTCTTGAGATGGATTTTGTAAGCCGTCCATTTGAAAATTTAAATTATCAGAAGAAAATAAAAATTTATTAAGGTAATTTTGGTAATCTTCCGCAGACCCACCCTGCGCTAAAAAATCTTGGTAGCTCATCATTCCTTCAGGTGCGCCAGTAGCTCCGCCAGGTGGAGTTTCTCCAGGAGGAGGTGGAGGTGTTTCTCCAGGAGGTACTTGCATACCTTCTAACTGTGCTTGTAGGTCAGCAATGGTTTGATCTCTCTCACTTAACTGGGTCTCGTACTGCCCAGATTGGCCTGTTAATTCATCTAATTGAGATTGATAATCTCCAGCTTGGGCATCAAGTGCCTGTGCTTGACTATTCGCAGCCTCAGCTCTAATAGTATCGTTATCAGCAAGTGCCTGGTCTCTCTCTGCTACAGCAGAGTCTCTAGCGCCAGTTATCTCATTTATTTCGCCCTGTAAGGTGTCTATTGTTCCTGTTAACTCATCTTCTCTTTGTCCGAACTGTTCTTGCAAAGAAGCTGACTGCTGATTAAATTGTTCTGTTAAAGTTACTTTTTGATTTTCTAATTCAGATAATCTTTTCTCTGATTCTTCTTGTCTAATAATATCTTGTTGCGCAACAGCTTCTTGTAATTCTTGAGCTGCCTGTGCTATTTGTTGGTCAAGTTGAGCTATTTTTTCTGCAGAAACGGCATCAGCAGAAGCAACAGCATCTACACCATTCTCTTCAGCTTCAGCAACAGATGCTTCTAACTGAGCAACTAATTCTGCTCTTTGTGCATCTAGTGCAGCTATCTGTTCTTCGATAGCTTGTTGGCTCATTTCATCTTGTTGTAAAAATGCAGCCTCTAATTGTTTTGTTAAATCACTTTTAGTATTTATTAAATCGTCTATATTTCCTTGCAATCCAGAAACACG